AATGATTGATCCATATTATTTGCATCTGCAGAAAAATCAAAATTACTCTTGATAAATTGTTCAAGTGATGGATACTTCATTTCCATCATCAAATTATCATCAATTTTGATTTGATTTGTATGCTCATCATTTCGTTTAATTTGAATTTCATCAATCGCAATTTCTTTTTTTACGGTTGTATCATTATCATCAGGACAAATTAGATTGACATCAATCACTTCTCCTACTGATTTTCCACGAATGTTAAGAAAGAGATATTCAATATCAAATGTAGGAAGCGTTTCTACTTTAACTCCCCTAGTTTGAATGCAGTTTTTAATAACCGTTTTAATTGCAGTTGTGATTTCCTTTGTGTCTTCACTCTCTAATGCAAGAACTAATAGTTTTTCTTCCCTAACTAAAAATGGTCTATACTTAATGTTTTGTCCAGTTGATGGCAATTCCAACTCATATGTTGGTGTCGAAATCTTTGGTAATGGCATTGTTTATTGAATGATGTATTCAGGTTGTTTTATTTATCAACCAATATTTGATGTTCCTCCGAATGGACCAAAATCCCCAATTGATCCATTAATATTTTGCTGTCTTTGAGGAGCTATATCTAAAAGTGATACATTTGGATTAAAATCAAATCCTCCACCATCTGGTAATGTGTAGGTCGATCCATTCAATGGTTCAATTCCAAAATCAAAGTTATTACTATTTTGAAATGCTTGTACTTGAGGATTAAAAGGAATATCTATTGCTGATTCTGCTGATGTCGAATAAGGACTAAACTTACTTCTAATCACATATCTAGTATATGAAAAGGAAACAGTTACTTTTAATAAATCGCTTTGATCGTAGGAAATTGGAGTTGATGCGATATTGATAGGAAATGCATCTATAAAATCATATCCTATTCTATAGTTTGGTGAAGATGTTGAAATGTCCTTTTCAAATTTTAAAAGTTTAATTTTTGTCTTATATGAGAAAGGATAAGTCATTCTATAAAATGTTGTTGGATCAATATAGTCATTTTGAGTAAAGTAATTTCCTTCACCAACAATAAAACTCATCCAGGCCAAAAAATATTTTAAAGTATTATATCTATAATCAATATAAAAAGTTAAATCAATTGTATCGTCATATATTCTACGATATGCCATTTTTTCACTAGTTCCATGATAATCATTATTAGATTCGTGAGTTGCTAAACTAGATCCTGGAAGACTTGCTTCGCAACAAGATAAATTAATAATCTCCTGTTCCTTTGATAAAGTTACCCCTACAAAACTATTAACCTTTTGATTTGTTAAAATTTCGACAGAATATACTGAAGTTTGTGCTGGGCGCAATAACTTTTGCTTAATTTCTGACACTTTATAATGTCTAGCTAATCCCATAGCACTAAAATAAATACTTTTACTTATATATTATGTAGTAAGGTAATGAGAGATAAATATCATCAAGGAAAATTTCACCCCCAAAATCCGGAAAAATATAAAGGTGATGTAAGAAATATAATCTACAGAAGTTCTTGGGAACTTCGTTTTATGAGATATTGTGATAGAAAAGTCAATATTCTAGAATGGGGAAGTGAAGAATTTTTTATTCCTTATATCTCTCCAGTTGATGGTAGAGTTCACAAATATTTTCCAGATTTTTTTGTAAAAATACAAGAAAGAAGTGGTGCAATAAAAAAATATGTTATAGAAGTTAAACCAAAAAGTCAAACAAAAAGACCAATCAGGACTCCAAGAAAACGAAATAAAACTTTTATTACAGAAGCACTTACATACGAAAAAAATGTTGCTAAATGGAAAGCAGCACAAGAGTGGTGTCAAGATCGTATGTTAGAATTCAAAATCATAACAGAAGATGAATTGGGCCTATAAATATAAATAAAGGACTTATAGAACTATAAGTAATATCTGATGGCTCAAATAACCAACGATCTGCCTTGGAAAAAAATACCAACAAAAATTTTAGTAAATGATGAAACTGGTCAAGCTGAAGTTTTTGCAAAAGAAGGTATTTTTGGAGATACTAAAATAGCAGAAGTTGGTGCAAATAATGAATGGACAGTTACTAATATTTCTGCATTAACAAAAAAATATAATAATTTAAACGGAACAAAATTAACAGAAGCACAAGTTCAAGATATATTTGATGTTGAAGGTGTTAAAACATTTAACAATGAAAGAGCAGCAATAATAAATGCCAATTCACCATTTAACACGAAAGTATTTTTAGCAACTAAACAAAATCCAGTTCCTGGAGTTAAAGATCCAAATACAAACGCATTACCAACGCAAACTGCCCCAACAGTTGCTACAACACAACCTGAACCTGTAACTGGTTCTAATCCTCAGAATGGTCCGGCATCAACGCCAACAAATGGTGATCCAAACACCAATGGAACAAATACAGATATTGGAAGTCGAAAAAATAATTATCCAGATTCATTATTAGTTTATCCGGTAAAAAGAAAAAATGCAAACGGGGGAGATTTTATTAAATTTGAAATTTTAAATTATCAAAAATCTGGATTAACAAATTTAAGTACAATTGTTAATGGATCTGTAGCATTACCTGGAATGGAATATAGAGATCCTGGAAAACCACTTGCAACGATATATCTTCCAATTCAATCTGGAATTGTTGAAGGTATGTCCGTTGATTGGGGTGGTGGAGAACTAAATCCAATTACTGCGGCATTTGCAAGTGCTGCATATTCAACAATAAACGCAGCTGGAAGTGCTGATCTTGGTAAATTTTTTGGTGGAGTTGCAACGGGTGCAGAAACAATAAAAGATCTTTTTAATAATGCAAGTCCAGAACTTAGACAATTAGCGATAAATTATTTTACAGAGCAATCAGTTAAAACAAACGGTCTTTTGTCAAGAACTCTTGGTGGGGCAATCAATAACAATCTAGAACTTCTTTTCAATGGTCCTATGTTGAGAAGTTTTACATTCAACTTCAAATTGACACCAAGAGAACCCAATGAAGCAGTAGTTATAAAAAAAATGATCAGATACTTTAAAAAGAGTATGGCACCAGCACTCTCAACAGCTCAACTCTTTTTATTGGCACCAAATGTATTTAAAATATCTTATGTTTATACTGGTAAAGGTAATCTTAACGAAGATCATCCATATCTAAATAGAATTAAAGTTGCTGCCTTAAGAGATATTTCCGTAAATTATACTCCAGATGGTAATTATATGACCTATCAAGATGGATCGATGACTCAATATGAACTCAATCTAACATTTGGAGAAATTGATCCAATTTATGAGAATGATTATGAACTTAACGAAGGAAAAATCGGAACTGGATGGTAAAAAATGGCACTTTACTTTAGAAATATACCAAATTTAGAATACATCAGTAGAGATGAAAATGCAATCTCGGAATATTCTGAAACAAAAAACCTCTTTAAAAGAGGCAAAATAAGAGATGATATATTTGGAAATATTTCATACTTTAATAAGTATATAATAGTTGGAGATGAAAGACCTGATAATATAGCATTTAAAGTCTATAATGATGAAACATTAGATTGGGTAGTTATGCTGTCAAATAACATCCTAAATCTTTACGATGAATGGCCTTTAACTCAAGAATCTTTTGATTCATATCTTATAGAAAAATATGGATCCTATGAAGCACTTAACAATACTCACCATTATGAAACAAAGGAGATTAAAGATTCTTCTGGAAAAATAATTTTAAAGTCTGGATTAGTAGTAAATCAAAACTTTACTCTTGAGTATTATGATTCTAATACTAAGAGATTATTGTATAATATAGATGTTAAACATAGAATCACAAACTATGAGTATGAACAGAATATAGAAAATGAGAAAAGAAATATCTTTCTATTAAAAGATAATTACTTACCTTTAATTTTAGATGATGTGGAATCTAAATTAAAATATAAAAAGGGTAGTGACCAATACATTAGCCCTACCCTTAAGAGAGTTGATAATATTAGATTATATGATAATTAATCAATCATCAACTAGTTTTTTAAAGTAACTCATTGCATCATCTTCATCTTCATCATCTTGATGGGATTTGGGAAGACTATTGATTTCCTCACGAAGTTCTGAAGTAAGTGACTTACTCTTATTATAAGATTCTTCGAGTTCTTTCAGGACATCTTCCTCACTGTTTTTGGGTTGAGAATAAGATTCCAGTGCATCTTCTTGTTCATAAGTAGATGCTTTTGGAGCAACTTTTCCAATACCAAGAACGTAATTTAGACGCTTTTCAAGTTCTTCATAGGTCTTGAATTGATCAGGAGCAGCAAGGGCAGCAAGAGAATACTGCTTTTTCCAGATTGTCTCCAGAGCATCGTCGTCATCAAACAGAGCACTAGAACGATCAAATTCAGACTTATCATAATTCCAGTAACCTTCAACCTTACGAATCTTAAGGCGGAAGTTTGCACCAGACCAGAAATCAAAAGGATTGATCGGATCTTCATCATCAAACTCTGGTTGCATAGCATTCATAATCTTATCAAAGATCTTCTTACCATACTTAAACAGGAAAACTTTACCTTCGTTCTGAGGATTTGCAGGATCCTTTACGACATAGATGTTGGAGTAATATGATAGTTTACGCTTCTGCTTACGAACAGTTTCCTTATCCTTATCATTACCACTGTTCCAAAGAGTACGATTATACTCAGTTACAGGGTCTTTCTGACCAAGAGTAGTCAGAGAATTTTCGATATACCAACCACCATTTCCTTGGAATCCGTGAGAAAAGATTTTTGCCCAAGGAAGGTCTTCACCTTCTGGAGCAGGAAGGAAACGAATAATTGCGGAACCAACACCGCTCTTATCCATTTCGGGTTTCCAATAACGGTCATCTGCGCTGCTAGGACCATTGTTCATCTTTTCAACTTCTTTCACCAGTTTGTTGGTGAGAGAACCCAGTTTGGACTGCTTCTTAAGACTTTCGAATGACATTTTGTACCTCGTATTTGTTAGTATTTGGCCTGTGGGGTTTGCTTTGGTGCGGATTCCCTAGCCGCTGACCTAGAATAGCACTGAAACTACTCCTTGTCAATAGCCTCTTTCATAGTGTCAATGAGGCGAGTCATATTACTGAAAATCATATTAATATCAGAAGTTTTAGGGATTCCCATCGCCTCAGCAGATTCTAATACTTTTTCCTTCATATCTTTTGCTTCTGGATCATCCGATAAACTCAATCTAGTATATAGGATTTGTTGCTTTTCGAGAAGTTTCTGTAGCAAATCAACATGTTGAAGTTTTTCTTCTTTGTTCATCATAAAGAATTTATAAACATTGTGATATATTTCTTCTTGTAATTCAGAGATTTCTGCCATCTCTGCTCGTACAACTTCTGAGTCGAAAAAACTCACAATACTATCTCCTTTAAAATTTTCTTATATTTAAATACATCAATATGTATGAATGGAAAATATTTTGCAATTCTCATTGATACAAATTTCCAAATAGGGTCATCCAATTTCTTATCGAAGTTTTTTCTGTATCCAAAAATAGAATCAAGAATAACCATCGTCTCTAAAGATAAATTTCCTTGTAAAAATATCTTTAGTAATCTTGGATGACTTCCATTTTTGATAGTAAATAAATCTTCCATTGAATTTTCACTAAAAAGTTTTTCAATTTCTTCTTTAAATACATAAGAAAGAGATTGAGTTCTTTTTTTCCAAAGAGAAAATCTCTTTTCTCCTTCATTAATTATTTCTCCAATCCATAAAGATTCTGGGTCATTACATAAAACAAAGTTGGCAACAAAAAAACTGACAATTTCCTCGTCAGTTTTTTGTCTACTCATTTTTTCAAACCACATTCTATCTTTACGTTTGTAGAATGCTTGCAAAGATGCTTTTACTTTGCCATTATATCTCAAATAATCATATTTTGGTTTTGTAAAATGATTCTTGAGGGCAAGGTATGTCTTATAGCAATTCAGGGGATCCAATTTCAAAATACTAAACGTGCCTTAGATGTTTTTTTCAAAAAGTTAAGTTCCATTGCCTGATATTTAATCTTTTCTTTCAATGGTTTTGAAAGTAACTTTGGAACAGATTCTAATTCAATGCTATTTCTTTCACAAAAGATAATAATTGCATCAATATAATTTACATCATCATTCTCTTGGACAATTTTTTCAATTTCTTGAGCAAACTTAGATGGACAAACAAATCTTTCTCCCAAAATCTTATTGAACTCTTTTTCTATTTTATTATTCATTATTTCCAGTATTGTGGGCATAAAAATTTTGTAATAGTGAAATCAATAATACCAAATAATTTAAAAAATGTCAAGAAATATTCGCAAGTTTGTCGTTTAAAAACTTTTTAATATACTTAACAAGAATTTTTAGATATTTTGATTTGTCATATTCTTCATATACAACACACTCTCCATTCTCGCAAGCCATAATAATCACGAACTTCTTAACAGATATTCCTGTCAATTCGTGTAGCATACAAGCATAAGCACAGCATTGAACAAAATACCCTTCAATCCATTCTCGCGGTTTTGGTTTTGCAGAAGTTTTGAAGTCAACGATTGCCAATTCTCCATCAAATTCAGCAATACAATCTACTGTTCCAGCAATTCCTAAAAATTCACTGTAAAGAGATCCTTCAAGCGCAAGGATATTATTTATCCTGTTTAAAGTTGGTTTGGAAATCCTAAACAGAATCTCTGAAATAGGTTGAACATCGGATAATTTCCGATTATATAAGTGATCCTCAACAAGAAGGTGGAAATCGGTTCCACGACTTGTTGCTCGTTTTGTAATCTTATCTGCTTCTTCTTCACCAACCCTCTTTCTCCATTTTTGAAAGAAATCTTTTTTATAGTGACTGATTACAGAAGTGATAGAAACAAGTCGTAGAACTTCTTCTTTTGTAGGAACTTTATAATAACGAACGCCATCAATCAATTCCCTGGTAAGTGTGGGAAATTCAGTTTCAATGTGATTAAAAATCATTAATTAATTCCTAGTTCAAGTTTTGCCAAAATATATTCTTTACAAATACCAGAACGAACAATGTCTTCTGGTCCAAATTCAATAAGATCGAAAGATGGCATAATTCTTAAGATCTTCATAAAATCAATAATACCATTCTTTTCGTTTGTCTTGATCAAGTCTGACTGAGTTGCATCTCCACAGAACATAATCTTAGAATCTTGTCCAACTCGGGTGATAATGGAATCCAATTCGTGGAAATTAAGATTCTGAAACTCATCAACAATAATAATAGCATTATCTAAAGTTGTTCCTCTAATAAAAGAGGTTGACCAGAAACTGATAGTTCCTTGTGCTTTCAGAGATGCATATAGCATTTCAAATGAAGGATCATCAGGCATCTCGAACATAAATTTTACCATATTTTTGTATGGTATTTGGTACAGAGATGATTTATCCTCGTGATCTCCTGGAAGAAATCCAATCTCTCTAGTGGCAACAAGAGATCTTACAATATAGATTTTATCGTATGGAGACCTTTCATTTAATACCTCACATAATGCATTATAAAGAGTAATGAAAGTCTTTCCAGTACCAGCACATCCATATGATACCAAATTTTGTCCTGATTTGAAAGATTCAAATAATTTTGTTTGATTTTCTGTTAGAGGTTCAATATCCAACAATTTATCAGAATTAATTTGATTCTTTCTTTTTCTCAACAACCTAGCATTTGGTATTTTTGTCCCTATTGGTTGGATGTCTC